ATGGAGTTTTTTTTTTTATATTTTAATTTATTTTTATTATTTATTTATATATTTTTTTTCTTTATATTATTTTTTTTAATAATGTGTAAAATTAATAATTGTTTTCAAATTTTTTTATATTTAAGAATTTTATTGATTTTCCTTTTTTTAATGTTCTTATTTTATTTTTTATATATATATTTATTTTTTTTTTATATATATATATATATATATATATATATATATATATATATATATATAATTAACTAGAGTGTTTATTTTCCTTGAACCATTGTCCAAGTTGTGCGATTATCATTTGATCGATTAGATCCGAGATTTTTACATTCCTCAAATCAGCTTGTTTCTTCAATTCCAAATACAAACCTTTGGTTGCTTGGATGGTTGATCTTTCTCTCTTTCTCATTTTGTGTTTTTTATTTAGTTGATTAATGTCGTTCTGACTTCAATAAATATAATAGTGGAACACAAAAATGACCACCATTTTAAAATATTTTTGTCATGGAAATGTAAAATAAATAAAAAACCCCTCTCTGCGTTCAGAGAAGGGGATTAAAAAAATAAAACTCTCGTAAAGAAAATTAAGGGAACATCCAATTATAAATATAAAAAAACTCCGAAATGTCTAGTTTCGGAGTTTAACATTTAACCAACCAAATGTTTTTTTTTAAATATATTGGAGTATCAACTATTTAAATATATAAATAAACCTCAAAACGGGAAAGATATGTTTAATAGTTTGTTCGAACCTCACGGAAGATTTGTGTATAATAATTTTACAAAAAGAGAAACCAAGAATCTCTTTATAAGATTGGGTTATGAAGTTGATAATCCCTCCAACTCAATTCATAATCAATTTATGGTCAAATACGGAGAAAAGATATTCAAGTAATATCTTGGTATAGGTTGGGGGGAGATCTTTGAATCTCCCCCCCTTAAAATCATTTCTTGACCCAATAAGACCAACCAAAACCAATCAAGCCAACCAATCCACCAACAACTTGTTCAAGTTGATCAGCATCGATGGTTCCTTTTGCGATAAAATATCCACCAAGAATGGTTAAGATATGTCTTGCTAAACCTAGTAATTGTTCTTTATTCATTTTCAATTTCAATTTCAGGGGGGTATGGATATGGATAATAATCCGAATTTATTTCATTCATTTGTTGAATTAATAAATTAATTCTTTCAATCATTTCATCATTTGTTGCTCCAAAATTTAGCAAATTGATAGATTGTTTTTTTGATTTGTTATGTGACATATTAAGTTGGAATTACACCTAAAGAAAAGTTATAATACATCGCTGTATTTGCCGAGAAATCAATTGCATCATTATGACCCCAAGTAACCATCACTAAATCATTTTCAGGTATGTCATTAGTAGTTATTAAATTAAATCTACTCATCGCAATAGTAGAGTTTGCTGTGGTCATATTTTGTTGTGCTCGTAAAGTCCAAGTCAGTGCTGAAGTAGTATCTTGTGTGTAGTTGCCAGGTGTGCTCCAAATTTTCCATAATAAATTTTTACCATAAGCAGGAGCACCTCCAACTCTTAAATCGAACTGAGCAAATACTTTACCTTTTGCTGGATTTCTAACACCAAAATATTGAACGAAATACGCAGCAGGTGCCATAGTTGAGGTATTGATTGTTAAACCGGTCTGTCTTGTCGTCAAAACATCTTGACCTAAAGTTCCAACTCTTACGCCATTAACACCGCCAGTTACGCCGAATTCTCGTCTCCAGTTGGTCAAAATAGTTTCATTTCCACCTCCGTAATAAAATGTTTCAGGTCTATTATAAGGTTCTGGATTGAAGTGTATTTGAACACCTCCTAATCCCGTTCCTACTCTTCTTACAATGTCACCATAAGTAACACTTCCTAAAGTATCTAAAGTTCCACCAGTTGAAACATATAAAACATCCGCCTGACTAAAAGTTCCTCCTCTATGTGAAGTAGTTCCTCTAACCAACATACCATCAGTTCCACTATTTGTTCCAACCGCAATACCTAATAATCTATCACTATTTGTTCTATCAGCCAATACCCAACTAGAACCTGAGAGAGCGTATAATAAACCTTGGGTTGTGGTTGTTGAACCTAACCTTATAATATCCCCTTGAGTTCCACCTGATGCTGTATAATCAGTCTTCAAAAGATTTCTATCTGAGAATAAGGTTCCTCTAACATCTAAAGTAGCACCTGAAGACCTTACAGATCCTCCAACAGCCATAAGGGGTGTTGATCCACCTGTGAAAGTCATTTGTGCAATATGGAACGGAGATGTCAAACCTCCATAGAAATCTATATTCTCGTCGGTATATAACTGGATTGATCGGTCAGCGTTAATGATAATTGATTCGGGATCATCAACACCCGCTTGGATATAGGTATTGGTTGCATCATTATCCATAACCAACTTTCGTTGGTTATTCAATACCAAATCCCGATCAAGGAAAACATTGCTATTATTGAATGTAAATGCGGAATATGATTTAATAGCACCAGGTCCATCCGCAGTCAATACCTGATATTGAGTTGAATCTGTATATGTTGAAACAGCACCTCCACCACCACCTCCACCTGTTGCTGCAGATAAAGTAATGATATTTGCTCCCGATGTTCCAATTGAAATATTATTCCCCGAGAAAGTCAGAGCACCTGTTAATCCTTGAAGACTAGTAACCCCTCCCGTAGCACCCGTATAAGTCAATAAGACTTCATTGGTTGAACTATTTCCTGATACTTGAATACCGGATCCCTCTCTTATTTTTAATAACGAATTTGCAGTTCCTGCAGATAAAGTTACATTTTGTGGAAGGGTTTGGATTTGACCAAACCCTCTCGTCTCACCAGTTAATGTTGCGGTGATATTTTGTCCTGCGGTGGATACTTGAATACCCGTTCCTCCCAAAACATTAACATCATTAATTAATCCGTTGATGGTATTAACAAAAGTTGAATCACCTGTATAGTTAATTACAATTGTTTCACTAGTTCCATTTCCCGAAACCTGAATACCAGTTCCACCTTGAATAGTCAAAGTGTCTGCGTTATTTGCCGCCACCAAATTTGTCCCTCCGGCAACAATAGTTCTAAAGGTATTGAATCCAAGAATTGATGAAGCCGATGCAGCATCCAAAGTTCCTGTAATCTTTACCCCACCAGTTGATAATTGTAACCCTGAATCATTACCAACACCATCACTAACTACTTTAAAACCGCCAGTTAAGGCCGCGTTGTCAGTAGTTTTTAATAGACCATTATATGTGTCTTTAATAGAAAGTCCGTTTAAACTAGTGCTCATCAGAAATATCCTTCATTTTCTTTTTTATTGATTGCACAACCATAAAGTTTTGGAATATATAATCCCGTATCATAAGTATTTCTCTTATTTGGTGCCATATAATCTTCATTAAAGTTGGTATAGTCAGGAAAGGAATTTTGGTTTGCGACCAAAAATTCCCTTGTTCTTTCACCATAAAATTGTGCTATATCCAATACCGATGATCTCAAATATTTTATTTCATTCAAATCTGCGGTTTGTGCTTCTTCTGAAGTTCCAACCAATACTGATTTGTTTTTGATTCTATAATGGATTGCCGGTAAAGCCAACCAAACTGAATAATTGGCCAACATCGGAGCGATATAATCATTCAACAATGTTTGTTCTTTTGCCGTTGTGGTTCCACCTGAAACTCTTAACTTTAAAGATTGATAAAAAGTTGTTCCCAACTTTTCTTGGACATATATATCTTGAGCCTGTAAGACAAAAGGTTGAATTACTTCATCATAAAAATTCTCGTAAATACCGGTAAGTTTTTTCAACCTTGCCGATGATATAAACAATACATAACTCATTGTTGAATACTTTCGTTGAAGTTTAATTTGGTTGGGATGATCTCAATCTTCACATTCAATCCATAAGATCTTAAAATCCATTCCAATGATTTGTTAATTTCTTTTTGTTTGGGTTGAACAACAACACTTAAGAAATGGGTATATGCAACCTCGATCTCGTTTGCGTTATTTCCAAGACCTGTTCCCGTTTCACGAATACCCAACAAAAGAGGTGATGATATTCTATGTGCGGTTAATACCCTTGATGAAATTCTATTCTCGAGTTGGATATAGTAATCATCATTTGGAGGGTTTAATGTTTCTATCTTGGGGGCAAGTTCAAGTCCATCTGAAAAGTTAAGGAAGACCTTTCCTGCATTTTTTTCTGAAGCAAATGCATCGTTAAGATCGTTGTAAATCTTTCGTCTGGTCTCTTCGCTAGGTTCTCCATTAGGGAAAGTGATAATAAGTCCAGGCGACATCCCGTTATTAATGTTGTTGTTGTGATAAACAGATATTCTTCCGTCCAACTGAATATCGTTAAGGGCTCCAACATAGGAAGGTAAAGGATATATATCATTTCCAGGGTGATATGTTTTGAAGTAATAAACTTGAGATGAATTTTCACCTTTTGTATCAGTCTTGTTGAAAGTTGGATATTTCTTGGGTGGATATTTTCTTGTATTGTTCCAATTGGAGGAATAGAAATATTCCTCCACTTGATCTTCTTCATTCATCTTTCCTGAACGAATTTTATCAAAGGGAAGATGATATATCTCGGCAATTCGATCACCACCTCTATTCCAAATTACATTCAATGCAAATCCGTTGAACATAATATAATCGAGAGCAATCTTTCTATATAATTCATCCAAACTTTCGTTTTGTGAATTTACAATCTGATCACCAATTCCTTCAATACCTTCTCCACAAACCCCGTCGGTTGTTGCTTCAATACAAGTGTTATGAATGGCTGATGAATTCTTTAATTCAATCAATTTAGTTGGGAACATATTATCTTCCCCGTAAGCGACCCATTCTTTACCCCTGATCTCAACGAATTTGGGGATTTCAATACTTTTAAATGTGAATACTTCAAACATTATCAGTGTAATTTATAATTTGTATATTTGTTTCATTATCAGAAAGATATTCATCAAACAAGTTGTCCTCCCACTCGTTTATTAACTTAACCAATCTTCTTTCATTCTCCACCCAAACCCCTGCAGTAAAATGTTCAAATACTGCGGTATAATATCCCTCAACATCGAAATTCTCTAAATCAGTATTTGTCCAAGTTAATTGGTATGAATACCAAGTATCATAATTATCTATTTTGGTTAAGGGAAAATATTTACTAGCACTATGAACAACAACATCATTTAATATTCCGTTGTTTGAATATCTTGACACCAACTTCATTCTATATCCTGTTGATGCGGGACTTCCTTTAGGTGAAATTCCCTGCAAATAGATGTAAGTTGGAGAGTTTGTAATTGAAATTATCATAAAATTTCTTGTATATATCTGTAAATATAAAAATACCTAAATCTGTTCAAAAATAAAATTGGGGGATTAGTCCCCCAATTTCAGTCGTAATTAAATACTATGTTATGATGCAAAATTGACTTGATACATAGGTTCAGTTGAGAGACCTTGTATTTCAATTACATAACCATTTCTATCACCAAATGCAGTTCCTGTTCCACCCGCAGATGAAGTAGCAACCGCTCCTAAAGTATTACCCAAAATCCATCTTGTTCCGTTATTGTCTTCAACAATAACAGCCAATCTTTCAGACTTTGCAAGTGCGTTCAAGATCACTTGTCTTGCTGAACCAAGTTTGTTTATAGGTAATGAAAGGACTTGAGTGAAGAACGCTGTTCCATTCTCGTCAGAGAATGTTCCGTTTTCTGTCAAGGAAGCAACCTGTTTTGGAACTTCAATTAAGTAGAATGGTGCCACCAATATAGATGCGGATGTTGCATAGTTTGTTGAATCCGCACTAAAGGATGTTATAGCTCCATTTGTTGCTGTCATTGAAATAGTTCCACCAGTGACCGATCTGATATAGATTCTTCTAATACCACCGGTGTTTTCCCGACAATCCAAACTGACGCCTGCTGCTAAATTACACATAATTCTTATATTTTAAATTAAGAGTTTATGTGATTAGAATGTAGCAACCCAGTTGTTTGGTTCAGATACTTGGACACCAATTCTCCAACGCATCGAAGACTTCAAAGTATCTTCACCCTCGTCGTAGAATAATCTAAATTGTTCGAAATCACTTAAGAGGTCAGTTCCCAAGAACAGAGTTGATTTTGGACCTAGATACTTTCTATTAACCAAAGATCCTCTCAAACCATAGCAAGGGATTACTTCAACATCAATACCAGGGATGATCAATCTGACATCAGTCATATCAGGTCTGTAGTGATACAAGTTTGCCTGAACCAACGCAGTCTTGATTACTCTGTATTGTGATGGTGAAACCAACAAGACAATATCATTTGCGTTTTGTGATTGACCACTCATAGCAACATACATCTCGTTTGCTTTTTCAACAGCGTTTGCAGTTGTCCAAGCAACAGCTGTAGCCGCAGAAACAACACCATTTGCGGTTGTTAAGTAGTGGGTCAAACCACTGATTGCTTGAGTTGTATCACCA